GCTACCGCAGGGTTAGTGCCGCCGTTAGCTAAGTAAATAAGCGCACCGCGAGCAGTAATCGTCGCACTAGAAAACGTAAGGTCTGCAAAGTCTAAAAACGCCGTGGTGCCGCTAGACGCAGGGTTAGCTGAGATAGTCAGCGTACCGCCGCCAGCAGAGTAGCCCGTACCCGAGACTTCGTTAGTCGCAGAATACGCAGTAGTAGTCGCATCCAGCGTAGCTGACGACGTATACAAGGCCAGCTTAAAGACCTGTGCTGTGCCGCTGCTAAAGTCAAAAGTCCCGTCAAGAATATCGACTTTGAATGATGTTGCCATAGCCTGTGTAATAGCCATTTGTCCTTCCTTTTAAATTAACGCGGTTCTATTCTGAGTTGGCCGGAGCGATACATATCTTCTCGCATCTTGCCGTCACCTAAGTTATTTTATAACGCAGTAGCATCAACCTCTGTTTACAAAGACAGAGCCACTTCTATAATTATCTGTAGTGTTAAAGCCCTCACCCAATATCTTAAGCTGGGCAAGAGATTCATCAAACTTAGACTGATATAGAGACATCATGTCAGGGTCGCCCTTGAGGTAGACATATGCCTCTATCAGAGATCCATACAGCAATGCATTCTCTGCATTATCTCCCAGCCAACTGGTGCCTGAAACATCCGTGGTTATGGAGTTTGGCTTGTATAGATAATGAAGCTCAACATCAAAGTTGGCGTTTGGTGTTGGGCCAATAATAAAGTTGGCATCATCAAATATGCCGTAATACTTTGGGACACCTTGAGAGGTAGAGGAGGGGAAAGACTCTCTAATAAAATTAGCGTCTTTAAAAAGGAGATACTCGTAACCACTATTATCTATTGCCAAGGAATACTGAGACAAAAAATCGTCAGGCATAGTCAAATACTGATTACCACTAGTAACACTTCCGGTGACGTTCTTCCTAAAGTCAGGAAGCTGTACAGTTCTAAGTATGCGCTCCTCGGCCTGAGTAATAAATGTAGGAAGATTAGTTACAAAACTAGTCTCAGTAGTTTGAAGATAGTCTTCTATAGCTGTCTTTAATGTTGTGTAAGTCCAAGCCATTAGCTTATCTCTACTGTAACTCTGCCAACTTGCCCGTACATATCTAGACCGACAAGACCAACAGGATTCCAAGAATATAAACGCCTACTTTCTGCCAAGCCTCGGTCAGGCCTCGGGTCTCTCAAAGCTTGCGGATCATTCATCCTGATTCGCCCAAGCTGTAACTGAGGCTGGTCTTCATCGAGAACATCTCGCCCAACAAGCATACCGTTTGGTCTTCCATCCTCTATCTGAGGAACCAAGTCCCTAAGCTTGTAACGGAACCCCGTCCTATCACAAAAACCAAAAGCTTTCTTACCACTGGCGTAACTGCTCATAAGTACTGATAGCCTCCCGGCACAACATACAATGCAGCCTTCTCTCTATCCGCATCAGATGCCAGCTCCCACTGCTCATCATAAATTTGCTTAAGCAACGGCGCTCTTTCTGAGGCTTCAGGCTTCTTGACACTCACCTGATAGGCAAGACCAGCAACAAGACAAGGAAGCCAGCGGGAAGGGACATCCATATTGTTTGAAGCTGGTTTGCCAGAATCTTCTATCCTCTGCATATAGTAATAAACCAGAGTGTAGGTTTCGGCTGAATCAGGGACAGGCCAAAGGTTTATCGCAATCTCAGATGGATCTTTTTCTATCCAGTACTGAAGAGGTCTGGCCTGATTCAACTTGTTTGTAAGGTGCGAGTACTGACTAACAGAGATTCTCTGCATCATCAGGTCAGACTGACTGCTTGTGTTTCCAGCGTCAGTTCTAATAAAGGCTTCAATGATATCCAGCTTGTCGGAACTTAAAGCATATCTGCTTGTGCCGGGAGTCAAAGTCTCAGATGCAGACTGCACCGTCCACAGGTTCAGGCCACGGTTCTGCCACTCAAGCATCATGAGGTCTAAGCTTCTACGAGCTGTGCGATAGTCATATCCGCTCTTAAGCTCTACCCCGGCCCTCTCATAGGCTTCTTCAATTATGTCGCCTATATCGAGATTAAATGCATACGTTCCACTGGTAGCCATTATCTGATCATACCTCTAGTAAGACCCCTGACCGCTCTGCCATCACCTCGGCCCACTGTTCCGCCAGCGAACTTCTTCTCAACATTACCGGCCTCGGACATAGCAATAGCAACGGCTTGATCCCGGCTGGTTACCTTCTGACCGGAACCACTCTTAAGATCGCCAGACTTATACTCCGACATGACTTTTTCAATTTTTCTTTTCTGAGCAGGTGATTGCATAATCTCTTTACCCATCTGCGCTCTAGAAATCATTACACATACTTCTTCTTTTGAGATTTTGGAGGACTCTTCTTGCTGCCACCAGATCCCGCCCAAAAGAACTTGTCCGCCCAATAAGCCGGACTGCTCTTTCCTTTAGCTATATTCTTTGCGTGTCTACTTTTAAATGCTTTGCGAGCTTCAGCAGAATAGTTGTGACCCATCTTCTGGTCACCAAACCTAATGATCTTTAATTTGCCATCAACTTTAGTAGCAACAATGCCTTTCTTTGTAGAATGACTAGGTGTCCGCTTAGGTTTATTTAAACCACTAAGACCATACTTCTTTAGTTTCTTCTTATCAGATTCAGAAAGACTCATTTCGTTTTCTTCCTACGAAGTGGTTTGACTCTCTTAGGTTTACCGGCTGGTTGACCAAGACGCTTCTTCTCGGCAACCTTCTTTCTTTTCTCTGCCGCGCTCATCTCCCCTGATGTCTTGGGGGTTTTGCTGGACACACGCTTGGTTGGTCTACAGTAAGGCGTACCTCTCTTCTCGCCTTCACCTCGACCACAAGCTTTGCCAGTACGAACGTCCTTCCATTCTTCCTTGAACCAACGCTTTAAGGCAGCGCCTTTCTTGGTCTTACGAACTGCCACGAGAACTATTTCCCCAGTTAGCAGCGCCAACCTTTCTGCACTTAGCTATTGCTCCAGACGCATAAGCAGACGGAAACACCTTGTACCTAGCTTTTACCTTTCGGTAGCAGGCATCTTTGGTGCTTCCGCCTTCGCTGAACTTAGCGACTTTACCGCCTTTGTAATAACGTCTCATGAGATCTACTCGTAGAAAACGTCCGCTTCAAGAAGATTTGCCATATGAAAGTAAGCACCATATGTGCAGATAAATCCTTCATTTGGGATCTGAAATACATTGGCGTAAGTGTCGGCAGCAGAAGTATGCTTGCTCATCAACCATCTTTTAGGCGTAACATTTGCCGCAGGGGTAGTCGCAACATATCGACAGGCAGGAGTTCCGGTAATCGTATCTGAGTTCAACATTGTCACAGTGAAGGTATTAACCCCAGTAACAGTGATCTCATAATTACCCGGCTGCGCTGTACCGCCAGTACCAGTTGAAAAAGAAATTCCTACAATGTCTCCAGTAGACAAACCGTGACCGTTATCAGTGACAGTAACAGTAGTACCTGACTGAGCATATGTTCCAGACTCTGGAGCGGTATCTGTGTCAAACACATCAAGAAGTCCTGCGGAAGCAGTTCCAACAAGACAAAATTCTTTTAACCGTCTTCTTCCTAAAACAACAAAGCCGCTCTCATGACGATGACCTTGTTGAATCTGAGATAAACTTTGCACTCTTAGTTCTCCTAATAAGGGGCGGGTCACCCCGCCCGATTATTATGCAAGGTTGTTATTCTGGATGTACTTAACGGTTATGTAACCAGCACCAGTAGTTCCTGCGCTGGTCTTGGTAAAAATCGTTACGTCACTAGTACCGACATCCAACCAAGCGTCAGTGTCAGTGATAGTTCCAGTAGATCCCTGCTTGATTACATTTGCGCCAGTAGTCAGCGCCAAAGCAGTGAACAACTCAGTGGAGGTTGCAGATGTGCCAACACTTAGATTCTGTGATGCACCATTACACGCAGTATTGATGTACATAGTAATCTCAGTGATTTGACTATTTGCAGGGACAATAATCCCAGTGGATGCGGCTGTAGCTGATTGAGACCAAGCTGCGGTCTGAGCCATCTCAACAAAGCCAACATTGGCGGAAGCGCCATCGCGGATAGTTCCAGCCTTAATAGGGCCAGAGAAAGTGGTAGTAGCCATATGTGTCTCCTGTCTTGGCTAGGTCTGCTTTCGCAGTCAGGAAAAACTAGGGGGTAGAAGCCTACCCCCCAGCAGGTAGCTCGGTACGACTTACGAAGTACCGGGGGAGCCGTAGATGCCCAAAGGATCAGAGACACCGAAAGAGTAACGCTCACGCGCCTTGTAGCGCACGTTACCAGTATCGAAATCACCATCCATTGAAGTCTCAAGCGCAGTACGCTCGAAGTGCTTCATGCCATTCGGAACATCGGTAATCAGGAAGAAGGCATTGCTGTCAGTCAGGTAGTGATTGACGCTGTAACCTTCTGGAATCGAACCGTTGTTACGAAGTGCGTTGATGTCGTTATCGGCAGTACCGACTCGACCTTCTGTCTCCAGCAGTCGAGTTGCAACAAACATCAATGCAGGCGGGACAATCAAGCGGCGAGGACGCGCAGCAATAAGAAGACCTCTCTCATCAGTGTAAGCAGCAATGTTAATTACTGCGTCTTCAAGAGAGACTTCGTTCAGATCAGCCGCAACGGTAGGACGGTTGGCGTTAGTGCCACCACTTACCAGAGGATGAGCTGTGCTGAACAGCGTTACGCCGTCACCAGATTGATAGGTATTGAAGCCATCATTAAGCGGGTTAGCCGCTTTGACCTGCTTCGTGTAAGCCATACCTCTGGCCAAAGCTTTGGTATAACGAGCAGACAGAGAGTCATAGAGGTTATCCTCCATAGCTTCTTCTGTAATGCTGAATCCCATCGCAATGGTCTCGTGGTTGTAACGGGCAGTGAAAGATTCTTGTGCGGAATCATAAGAGATTGCGCTACCTTCAGCTTTCACAGGAGCCGCGCCAAAACCACTCAGCTTGACTTCTTCTTCAAACGAACGCTCAGATGACTCACTGTCGTAAATCATTGTGTGTTCGTCTTCGTACTTTTCGTACTCCAAACCAAATAGAGCATTAAGCCCCGGCAGGAGTTCCTTTAGCATTTGCGCTCTAGAGATAGCCATTTGCCAAACCTCCTTATGTGCCAGTGCCAGTAGCTTGTCTGTACTGATGCATACCTGAGTTAAAAATAACCAGAGCATCTGTAAAGGCATCGCCTACTGCACTATCTGGGCCGTCAACAAATTCCACAATTCGCAAAGGAAGAGTGTTGGTTGTTGCAGCGGTTGAACCATCCAAAGCATTTTTGCTTCGACCAATATCAGTTGAGCCGTCAGTCTGAACTACACCAACATTGTTGCCAAGATCGGTCTGAGCCAAAGACTCATCACTCTGCATCTTGAATACAGCATCAGGATCATCCAGCACATAGGCAACAGCATCAGAAGCTACTGTCCCCGTAGGCCATATCTGAGAAAAAGTTTTCTGTTTAGTGCTAGGGTCTGTGTAAGCACATCCCATAAACACACCAACAGGTGTCATAGTCGCAGTACCAGTGTCTTTTTGAATAACACCAGCAGCCACCATTTTTACAAAGTCGCCATAGAAGACGTTAGCAGCATAGCCACTAGCAATCTTAATATGCCGAACCTTGCCGGAGAAGGAACCGCTGGCAGATAAAGTGCCAACTGGTTCCGCTCCCATAGGGGTTGCGGTTGCAGCCATCGATAATCACCTCGATTGTTTAAGGCCGAACCTAATGGAATCAGCCTTTACCAAATTGAGTCCTCGTGGTGCGATCTGGTTTTAACAGAGGCATACGAGGATCGTTTTCTCTCATGAAACTATTGTCCACAGACTCCATCTGAGATGCCGCCATCTGCTGGTAATAAGCCGCCCTTTTGTCCATCTCCTCTTTCGGAGCCTTACAAAGGAGCAAGCCACCAACCTCAATGTTGCCCTCAAATCGTGAATCAACATCAGACATGACCTGCATCTCTGGATGATCACTAGCCTTAACCGGAACCCAGCCCTCTCTCATTTTCTGAGATACGTTAGTATTATCCGAATGTCCCAGAACGCTTGTGCGTATCCATCTGAATACCCAACCGTCTTTTTCCGCAGGAACTGGTAATACTGAAGCTGGAGTCCAAGCATCGGACTTTCTAGTTTCATTCTCTCTGATATCTTCAGAGCGTGGTGTGCGCTGTTCAGCCATTATTTACCCCTTCATGAGTTGTCTGGCATATTGCTCGTTAGTGAGTCCAAGACGCTTTGCGAGGGCGACTTGACTAGGAGATAGCTCTATTGTGCGTGGTTTTGCGCCATTATTTCTATTGGCTGGGGCCACCACGTTTGCCCTACTTGGTGCAGATGGAGCTTCGCTCCCAGAAC